TTCTTATGCTTTACGAAATGGAGCAGGCTGCGCGATCCACTTGTCGGAGCTGCGACCCAAAGGAACGGAATCAACAAAAGGAAATGACAAGCTCGTTGCAAGCGGACCAGTATCATTCGCCAAGATCTACAGCACCTTAAATGAGATATTGAGGAGGGGCGGCACCTATCGTAATGGCGCGATAGTGTGTCACCTCGATCTCCGGCATAGTGATGCTCTTGAGTTTATTACTGTCTCGCGAACAGAGCTGCCTTGGGTCAAACGATGCATCAACATCACAGATGAATGGTGGCAAGAATGTACGTTCAAAGATGAACTTCTCTTTGCTATTAAGTCTGGAGATGTATGGCTAAACAAAGTTAAGTATGACAAAAATGGAGAAAGAATCCGTGGAAATGTATGCCTTGAAGTGTACCTGCCAAGCAGAGGCACCTGTCTCTTGCAACATGTCAATCTCGCTGCCTGTGAATTTGACGATATTCCAAGAGCTTTCTCTCAAGGGATGTCAGAACTGTGCCAACTCCATGGTCGAACTGGCGTTGGCGATTCAGGAGAATATCTGCCAAGCGAAACAGACAGACAAGTCGGACTGGGAGTACTCGGCCTCGCAAATCTCCTACGGCGGTACGGTGTAACGTATGCACAGTTTGGTGAAGCACTTCGCTGCCTTAGTAGTGGTGAAGTAATTCGTACACCAGCCTATGAACTAGCAGTTCAACTAAAGCTGAGCATCAGCCTTGCAGCGCGTATTGCTAGGACAAATAACATGGATAGGGCGTTTGCAATTGCCCCTACTGCATCGTGTAGCTACAGATCAAAAGATCTTGATGGCTTTACATCTACCCCTGAGATTGCACCACCTATCAGCCGTACTGTGGACCGTGATAGCGGCACGTTCGGTGTACAGACATATAATTATGGTGATGTTGAGATTGCATCAGAGGTTGGTTGGGACGCCTATAAGGCAGTCGCAGACGGACTGATGACATTGCTCGACAACACAGGACTTCTTCATGGATATAGCTTTAACTCTTGGAGTGACGTTGTAACCTACGACAATGAATTCGTGGAAGAGTGGCTTAGGTCTCCGCAAACTAGCCTCTATTACAGTTTACAGGTGATGCCTGATACTCAAGATAAGTCTAATGCATATGCAGCATTAGCTGATGAGGATATTGAACAGTATTTAGGGGACATTTTAAATGAAGAACTTCAATGTGATTGCCAAGAATGAGACTAGATCCCTATCAGAAACTACTAAAAAGAAAACGGAAATGGACACCAGTACAGACAAGTGCTGGTACATGCAAAGAGGGTGCACACGAGACACTGCTCCGTGCACTTGCGTTGCGACATATGGAACTACCTGTGGGAGATTTTATCCGTGATGCGCTGGTTGCCGACGTACCGGAGCTATCACGACAACTCCTCGAATCAAACATTAAAGACGAAGAGAACCACGACCTGGCACTTGGTTACATTGCCAATGCTTACGGGGTTGATCAAAAGGCTGAAGCTGAAGCGTTACGGTTACGTGATGCTTGGACAGCGCATCCAGATCACACGATCCTCAAAGCGATGGTTGCCGAGCGTTCAATTTTCTTCGTTCTTCTACCATTCTTTCGCGCTAATGGTGACGCTGGAATGCGAACAGTGAGCGCAGATATCAGCCGAGATGAACAATTGCATGTCGCCGCGAATTCAATTGTATGTAAAGAACTAGGGCTAGAGATCTCTCCAAGCCTTGACAAGTTACGCAAAGCAACAATCAATTGGGTGATGCAACCACTCGGTAGTAATGAAGATAAATATTTAGACAAAAAATTTTGGCTGGATTCCAGTGACAACCTGATGTATCAGGGTAAAGCTCCTGAGCTTTCCTTCACTAAATCAGCCAGAATGCCAGCGTTTTTTGAGCACTCTAATGTTAACCTCCCCCAATATGCTTGAGCCTATCTATGGCCCTGAGCTTAATTCTATCTTGCAAGAGTTAGAAGAAAACTACCCACCAATTACTCCTACACCAGACTGGACCCAGAGTCAGATCATGTATAGATCTGGCCAGCGTTCAGTCGTGGAGTGGCTAAACCAACGATGTGAAAACTAATGTGTTTTGGAAACAGACGACCTACACCACAAGTAACACCAGTTACACCACCACCCCCAATAAAACCACTGCAGATTACTAGACAGTCAAGAATGCCAGAGCGTGCTGTTGAACCGGAGAAAACTAAAACAATTAAGTATGGTTCTAAATCCAGCCGAGCTGCTAAGTCTGAAAAGAGAGATGCTGCATCACTTCTAGTTCCTATGTCTGACTCAGGTAATAAAGCTGGAGGCTTGAACGCATAATGACTACTGCACGGGAACGCTATAGCAGACTTGAATCCGATAGACATCAGTTCTTAGATTCTGCAATTGATTGCGCTCAACTAACACTTCCATATCTTATCCGCGAGGATAATGAGAAGGGAATGAATCACAGACGGTTAGTAACACCATGGCAATCAGTCGGAGCCAAAGCTGTTGTTACATTAGCAGCCAAATTAATGCTTGCATTGCTTCCACCGCAGACCACATTCTTTAAACTACAAGTAAAGGAAGATAAGCTTGGCGAAGAGATAACACCAGAGATTAGGAGTGAACTTGACTTGTCCTTCTCTAAGATGGAACGGACAATCATGGAAGCAATCGCTGCTACTAATGATCGGGTTGTAGTACACCAAGCATTGAAGCACCTAATTGTAGGTGGTAATTCCTTGATCTACATGGGTAAGGAAGGACTTAAGAACTACCCACTTAATAGGTTTGTAGTCAACAGAGATGGAAACGGTAACGTAATAGAAATCGTTACCAAAGAAAGTATTAATAGGCAGTTGTTAGACAAGGAGATTAAAACTCCACAACCTAATAACGTTGTTGATACTGGTTCTAATGCCGGTGATGAAGTTGATGTCTACACCCATGTCCGTTACGACAACGGAAGGTGGCACTGGCATCAAGAGTGTTTCGATAAGGTGATGGCAGGTACAAAGAGTTCTGCACCTAAGAGTGCAAGCCCTTGGTTAGTCCTACGTTTCAACACAGTTGATGGGGAAGACTACGGACGAGGACGAGTCGAAGAGTTCCTTGGAGACTTCAGGTCATTGGAAGCTTTGTCTCAAGCACTTGTAGAAGGCTCAGCAGCAGCCGCAAAGGTTGTGTTCCTTGTCAGTCCCTCATCTACAACTAAACCTCAGACACTGGCGCAAGCTGGTAACGGTGCAATTGTGCAAGGCAGGCAAGAAGATGTGTCTGTCATCACAACAGGTGGTAAGACAGCAGACTTCGCTACTGCTGCCAACCTGGCACAGCAATTAGAGAGGCGTATTGGAGAAGCATTCCTTCAGTTGAACATCCGTCAATCGGAACGTACAACTGCTGAGGAGGTACGCCTCACTCAATTGGAATTAGAACAACAACTAGGTGGACTCTTTAGTTTGCTTACGGTTGAGTTCCTAGTTCCATATCTAAATAGGACCATGCTCGTCCTGCAAAGGAATGGTCAGTTGCCTAAGATCCCTAAAGAATATGTCAGTCCCACTATTGTGGCTGGTGTAAATGCTTTAGGTCGCGGTCAAGACCGTGAAAGTTTAACTACATTCATCACAACAATTGCTCAGACTTTAGGTCCAGAAGCATTGATGAAATTCATCGAACCTACAGAAGCAATCAAACGACTTGCTGCTGCACAAGGTATCGATTATCTGAATCTTGTTAAGAGTGAGCAGAAGATGCAAGAAGAGATGCAAGCGCAGCAAGAGATGGCACAGCAGCAATCACTTGTTGATCAAGCTGGTCAGCTAGCGCGAGCACCGATGATGGATCCTTCTAAGCAACCAGAACAAGAACAACAACAAGAACAAATGACTAATGGCTGAAACTCTTACATATGATTCCACTCCGGCAGATGCTCCTGAACTTAATGCAGATGAGCAGGAGTCACTTGCTGTCGGTGAAGAGATGCAGGCAGCACAGGATGATCTCCTTGCTGGAAAATATAAGGATGCAAAAGAACTTGAAAGTGCATACATCGAACTTCAAAAGAAGTTAGGTGAACGTACTGAAGATCCTGAAGAAGTAAAGACAGTAGAAGAAGATGTTGAACCACCTACTACTGTTTCATTTTTGAATGACGCATCATCTGAATACTCAGAGAATGGTCAGTTGTCAGAAGAGACAATGAGTAAACTGACAGAGATGTCAAGTGAGGATTTAGTTAAGGCGTACATTGAAACGCAAGCTAACTCACAATCACAAACTGCAGAGCTGTCAGAAAAACAAGTCGGTTCAATTAAAGATTCAGTTGGTGGTGAAGATCAGTATGGAAAGATTGTTACTTGGGCAGGTGAGAACCTAGACAAGTCATCAGTAGAAGGCTTCGATGCATTGGTAGAAACAGGCAATGCAAAAGCTATTGAGTTTGCAGTACAAGGATTGAAAGCAATGTACGAAGCACAGAATGGTGTGGAAGGTAAGTTAATTACTGGCAAAGCACCGAGCAATGATGGAACTACATTCAAAAGTCAAGCCGAAGTAGTAGCTGCGATGCAGGATTCAAGGTATGACCGTGACCCTGCATACAGAAATGAAATCATTGAAAAACTAGATCGATCACCCAACTACTTCTAATGAACGACACACAAATCTGGCCCACCGAACCACAAATGTACATCGACGAAACTAAAGTGAACAATCATAATCACAATGCTGAGCTACTCAATGGACGCCTTGCAATGCTTGGCGTCATGGCTGCTATCGGTGCATACGCTGTAACCGGACAACTAATCCCTGGTATTTTTTAATGCATAAGAAAGGACACAGTAAACCCAAGCCGAAAGGTACAAAGAAGCCGGTAAAAAAAGGTGGCAAAGGGTACTAATAAAAATGTGAGCCTAAAGATTGGCAAACATAAATCACGTACCGGCGGACTAACAGCCGCTGGACGTAAGAAGTACAACAGAGCTACTGGGTCAAACCTAAAGGCTCCACAGCCAGGCGGAGGACCACGAAAGCGGTCTTTCTGTGCCCGGATGAAGGGAGTCAAAGGTCCGATGAAAAAACCAAATGGCAAGCCAACCCGTAAGGCATTGGCATTACGCAAATGGAAATGCTAGATGGCAACTAAGAAAAAAACATCAAAAAAAATTAAAGGGGCTGATGGTAAAGCCTGCTGGAAAGGTTACTCATATGCAGGAACCAAGAACGGCAAAGACAAGTGTGTCAAAACCAAAAAATAAACCACCAAACTATTTATTAAAAAAATGAAATCTCTTATTATTACTGGGCTCTTGATCTCTGCTGGTGCTGCTGCACAGGCTGGTACCTACGTCAATGTAGAAACCAACTCAGGCTTCGTCGGATCTGACTACACAGGATCTGCTACTGATGTACATATCGGTGTAGAAGGTAATGGCTGGTATTTGCAGGGAGGACCTGCTGTACTTGCACCGGATAATGCTGACGCTGAAGTAGAACTCTCAGGTAAAGCTGGTGGTTCTTATGGAATCAATGAAGCACTCTCTATCTACGGAGAAGTGTCATTCCTGACTGGAGATACAAACAGCTACGGCACTAAGGCCGGACTTAAGTATAATTTCTAATAGCTAAATAGAATAAGGGAGGTGCAATTCCTCCCCTAGCTCTAGCCAGCCAAGGCTTAAAACTGGTCTTACTTAATTTTACTTACCCAACCATGAACTATTACTTAAATGACCGCTGTACTTTCAAGACCACAAAAACTAAATAACTGGGAAGCCTTTTGTAACTGGGTTACCTCTACTAACA